TGTAAACCTTGGAGTGAACTTCACTTCTGGACTCGCTGATCCTGAAATAAATAAGAGGACGGGCGAGATCTTATATTTGGATAACAGAACTTCTGTTACTCGCAATTCTCGCCAAAAAGAAGACATTAAGGTAATTCTGGAATTCTAAGACGATGCCACAAAAGACGAATCTGAATGTAAGTCCTTACTATGACGACTTCGGCATTGATAAGGATTTCTATCGAGTCCTATTCAAACCTGGATATCCCATTCAGGCCAGAGAACTCAATAACATCCAATCAGTTTTACAGAATCAAGTAGAACAGTTTGGAAATCACATCTTTAAAGATGGAAGCGTTGTAATCCCTGGAGCAGCGTCTTTCGACGATCAGTATTACGCAGTCAAGATCGATCCCATTCACCTTGGTATTGATGTATCGATCTATGCCGATAACTTTATCGGTAAGTTAATTAAAGGTCAAACAACTCAAATTACAGCGACAGTTGTAAACGTTCTTCAAGCTTCTGATTCCGAAGAGAACCAACTGACACTGTACGTCAAATACAAGCAGTCTGGAACAGCATTAGGCGTAGCTGCTTTCCAAGATGGAGAAATTCTTCTTGCAGAAGAAGATGTAGTTTATGGGAACACCACAATTACTGGTGGATCTACATTTGCTCAATGTATCGCGTCTCAAGCAACAGCGATTGGTTGTGCAGCTCACATTGATGCTGGTATCTACTTTATCAGAGGAATTTTTGCTCAAGTTGCAAAGCAAACTCTGATCCTTGATCAATACACAAATCAACCTGAGTATAGGGTTGGTCTTGATGTAATTGAAACTATTGTAACTGCCAAAGAAGACAATACTCTGTACGATAACGCAAGAGGATTCTCTAACTTTGCTGCTCCTGGAGCAGATAGATTCAAAATTCAACTCAAACTTGCCAAAAAGAGCCTTACTGACAGAGAAGATAAAACCTTCGTTGAGATTTTAAGACTCACGGAAGGAAGAGTAGAAAAAATTGGCACAAAGACTCAATACAATCTCATTAGAGATTATTTTGCTGAAAGAACATATGATGAGTCTGGAGATTACTCTGTAGTAGATTTTGAGTTTGGTGTTAGAGAAACACTCAACGATCGCAAAGGAAATAGCGGTCTGTTCTATGATACTCAAAAAACTTATAGTGGTAACACTCCTTCCGACGACTTAGCCTCTATTACAATTGGTCCTGGTAAGGCATATGTTAGAGGATATGACATCGAAAACTTTGGAACAAAGGTAATTGATGTCAAAAAACCAAGAAGCACAAAAGCAACGACTACCAATGTTCCCTTTGTTATGGGGAACATCCTTAAGGTTAATAACGTCGTAGGACAACCTGTAGTCTCCCTCAACACGACTCAAGTCCTAAATCTGTATAACACCCGTAAAACTACTAGAGTCGCTACTGCAGCGCCTTCTGATGGCACTCTGATTGGTCAGGCTAGAGTGTATGCCATCAACGCAGACGATCAAAACTACGTTGGGGATGAAACCGTATTCAATCTTCAGTTGTGGGATGTTCAAACTTATACACAAATCACTTTAAACGTTGCTGGTGATGGAGTAAGTATTCCTGCAACATCTTATATCGAAGGTCTCAGTAGTGGTGCTAGTGGTTACGTTGTAACAGCCGCTTCTGCCAGCGACAGAACAATCAGTCTGTCTGAGGTCTCGGGAACATTCCAAGAGGGTGAAACCATTAAAATTAATGGTGTAACGGAGAATCCTAGATCCATTATTAATATTAGAACTTTTACTACAAAAGATATTCACTCCGTATATCAAGATACTAGTGCAGTATCTGGTTATGCCGTTGACTTCTCTGCAGACGTAGTTATGTCTGCCAGAACTCCTCTTGGTTTTAAAGTTACAGACAATGTTAGTTTCAGTGCCAACGGTGCTACTGGTTTAACAACTGTAAGAAGCCCTGGTAGAAATTTCAGCGGAATTTCAACTGATACGATTGTAAGATTCCAAAACGTAGATAAGGCTCTTCCAACTTTTGCTAGAGTGACTGATGTCAGCACCAATGGTTTGGTGATGACTTTAACTGGTGTTACTACGGTTAATAACGTTTGTGATGGTGGTCTTCCCGCTACTACTGGAACATATTCGATTGAGGAAATGATTCCTCAATTCACAAATCCACAAGATGCTTACTTGTTTGCTCCAATTGGTAAGCAAAATGTTGCTCAGGTTGATATTGGACAGTCAAATCTTTCGATTGTCCATCAGTTTACTGGAGAATCCACTGATGGAGCTGGACTCCTTTCAATCGATGCTTCTGCATCTGGAATTACTAGTGCCTTCTTTGAGACTTATGATGCTGATAGATTTGTAGTTTCTTATCAAGGTGGAAATACGGCTGACCTTACTGCAGGTCAATTCTCTCTGACAAATGATGCTACAACATTAAATGTTACTGGACTGAATGCTTCAGAATCAAACGTTGTTGTATCTGCAACTCTGAAAAAGAGAGCAATTAAGAATAAGGTCAAGAACTTCACCAGAAGTTCTAAGCGTTATGTAAGACTTTCCAACCTGGCAAGTGCAGGTATTACCACTGGAGTTAATAACGGACTTACTTATAATAAGTTTTATGGATTGAGAGTAGAAGACCATGAAATCTCTCTCAACGTACCTGATGTAATCAATGTTGTTGCTGTTTATCAATCTAACGGATCCAATGATCCATCGTTTGATAACTTAGTTTTCCAAACTGGTTTAGGTCTTGATTCTAATTCGGTTCTTGGAGAATACATTCTCGGTGGAACTAGTGGAGCACTAGCACAAATTGTAACAAGATCCAGTTCCACAACTATTGAGTTCGTATATCTTAATTCTTCCAAGTTTCAAGTAAACGAAGATGTCAGATTCCTGGAGTCCAACATCATCGGAACAATCCAAGAAGTTAATCTTGGTTCTTATGTAGATGTAACCGATAACTACACTTTAGATACTGGTCACAGAAAACAATTCTGTGACTTCTCTAGAATTGTTAAGAGCACCAGAAAGCCTTCTGCTTCCAAGAGAATGGTCGTTGTTTATGACCATTATACAGTTCCCAGTGTAGACACTGGAGATGTATTTACTGTTGGTTCTTACGCGGCTTCTCAATACAAAGAATATATTCCAACATCAGAGTACTTTGATAGACAGACTGGTTCTTTCAGAGAAATCAGACTTACAGATACTCTTGATTTTAGACCCAGAGTTACATCTTGGTCCGTAGAAACTTCTTCTCCCTTTGCATTTGCAAGTAGAGCATTTGATGCCTCTGGCAATACATCAACTCTTGTTCCCAAGTCTGGAGAAACATCTTTAGTTGATTATTCATATTATCAAGGAAGAAATGACAGAGTTGTCCTTGGTAAAGATGGACAGTTCCAAATCATCACTGGAGCAGCTAGCGACAATCCACAAACACCTCTGAACTCTGAAGAGGCTATGGATGTTGCTGTCATTGAATATCCTCCATATCTTTATGATGTTGATGACGCAACAATTACTACAATCGACAACCGTCGTTATACGATGAGAGATATTGGTAGTCTTGATGATAGACTAACCAATCTCGAAGTTACTACATCGTTGTCTCTGTTAGAACTTGATACATCCACTTTCCAAGTTATTGATGAACAAGGACTTACTAGATTCAAGTCTGGATTCTTTGCAGATGACTTCCAAAACTTAGACTTCATTGATTATGGGATGGATGATACTCGTATCACTATCAACGAGCAAAGAAAAGAACTTGTCCCTGAAGACATTACAGTTACACTTCCTGTTCAGGTAGCAACTGCAAGCACAGCTGCAGATTCTCTGATTGACTACAGCAGTAACGTTCCCCTTGTAGATTCTAATGTTGTCAAGAGAGGAAATAAAATCCAACTCGCTTATGAAGAAGAGACTTGGATTGAACAACCTCTTGCAACAAGAGTTGAAAACGTTAACCCATTTAGTTTGATCGAATGGGTTGGTTCCATTGAGTTAACACCAGCAGTAGATAGTTGGGTTACAACAATCTTTAGAAGTGGTGGAACTAGAAGAGTTGCAAACGCTCGCCGTGCAGGACAGACTAGAACAAGAGTTTCTGTATCTGACGTTGCTGATCCCTGGATCAGATCTAGAAACGTCAAGAACAAGACAACTGGATTCAAACCATTTACAAGATACTATCAATTCCTTGATGGTGTTAGTGGCCTTGATTGGATCCCCAAACTCATCGAAGTTACACCAGTATCGGGAACATTCCAAGTTGGTGAGACTGTAGATGGATTTGATGCTGCAGGAAACAGAACTATCAGTTTCAGAGTTGCACAACAAAACCACAAAGAAGGTACTTTCAACAACCCAAGCAGAAAATATGATGTAAGCCCCTATGATAGAACTCTTCTCATGGGTTCTCTCGACGCTTATAACAGTTCTTCTGTTCTGGTAAACGTTGATATTGATGCACTTGCTGCTCAAGCAGGTGGTTCTTACTCTGGTTATATCGTAACAGGTGGTAGACTTGTTGGTAGAACGAGTCAGGCCCAAGCAACGATTAATAACAACAGAATCGTAACCGATAACTATGGAACGGTCATCGGATCGTTCTTCTTTAGAAATCCAAACAGCATTCCTACACCTGCACTTAGATTCCCCACAGGAACGAAAACATATAAGTTAACTTCCAGTTCTACAAATGCAGAACCTCTGCCTGGAAGTCTCTTGATTAGTTCTGCTGAGGCCTCTTACAGAGCAACTGGTATTATTAGAACTATCACGATTAGTCGTGTTAGATTCTATGACCCTCTTGCACAATCGTTCACGACTGACAATGATGGTGGATATATCACTTCGGTTGATATCTTCATGGGCAGCAAAGATGGAGCATCTCCTCTTGAAGTTCAGTTGAGAACTATGGAACTTGGAACTCCTACCACAACCCTGGTAAGTGAGGATGCCCAAGTAACTCTTGAACCCGACCAAATTAACACATCCAGAACTGCTGACTCTCCCACAAGAGTAACTTTCCCAGCACCAATTTACCTCGAACCAAATACAGAATACGCCCTGGTTCTCTTGGCTCCTTCTACTGATCAGTATGAAGCATGGGTTGCAAGAATGGGTGAGTTTACTGTAAATACCTCAACTCTTCCAAACGTAGAAGGAGTTATTTACGCTAGACAGTACGGCGCTGGATCTCTGTTCAAGTCTCAAAACGGGTCTATTTGGACTGCTTCGCAGTACGAAGACATGGCGTTCAGAGTTTACAGAGCAAACTTTACTTCTAGAGCTGGAACCGCATACTTCTACAATCCTGTCATTGATCAAGATTCTAACTTGATTGCTGGACTGGAGAGAAATACAGTAACAACACATCCCAGAAAACTGACAGTTGGTATTACGACAATTACTGATACTGCTTTGAATCCGATTCTCAGAATCGGACAAAAAGTCGGAACCACTGGCATTAGTACAGATATCACTGGATTTATTGAACAGTTTGGTGGACCAATTCAAACTCTTGCTGTTAGTGGTGTTGGTACAAACTACATTAACGGAACATATAACAACGTAACTCTCATTCCCGAGTCTGGAAGAGGAAGCGGTGCTACAGCATCTGTGACCATCGCAAACGGACAACTCAGTTCTGTAACTGTTTCGGCTGCAGCAACAGGAAATGGATACGTTGTTGGAGATACTCTTGGTCTTACTACCTCTTTAGCTGGAGGAAGAGGCGTCAATGGTAAAGTAACTGTTAACGCTGTTTTCAACTCCGATACTATTTACGCAACTAATGTTCAGGGTGAGAACTTTACTGATGGAAACAATTTACTCTGGTTCCCCGATTCTGGTGAGACAGGTGTTGCTTTAACTGGAATCACTATCAGAAGTTCTTCCGTACTCAGTGCAATTAATGAAGGTAACGTCATTGAAGTAGAAAGTCCTTCCCATGGCAATGTGACAAGTGCAAACTATGTCAGCCTTAGAGGACTCAGACCTGATGTCGATCCTGTTAAACTGCAAAGTGATCTTTCTGTAAGTGCAACATCCATTTCTGTTGCGAATACTGCACCATTTACAACCTTTGAAGGAATCAGCACTTCAATCGGTTATGTTAAAGTTGGCGCAGAAATCATCTACTATAACAGCATTGGATCTGGATCCCTTGGAATTGGAACAAGAGGAGTTGATAATACGACGGTCCAAACTCACACTGCAGGATCGAATGTTTATAAGTATGAGTTGAATGGTGTTTCTCTCACGAGAATCAACACAGACATTAAGATGCCTACCTCGGCTGGTCTGCAAGAACAGAAGACCTTTGACAAGTATTATCTGCAAGTTGATCGTCCTTCTGGAAGAAAAACTGGTGACAACCAACTTTCCTTTGCAGATGAAAAGACCGCTGGTGGCGAAGGTGCATGGGCATCTAGAAACGTTCAGTTCAATTCCGTAACACCAGTCTTCCTGGTCAATACTCCTGGACAAAACACTACTGTTACTGCAAACATTAGAACTACTTCTGGAACCAGTCAGAGTGGCACTGAAGCATCTTTTGTTGATCAGGGATTTGAACCCATTGTTTTGGATCAACCCAACAACTTTGATACTCCAAGAATTGTTGCCGCTAGAGTTAACGAGACAACTTATCTGGCAGAACTTCCTAAGAATAGATCCCTTACTGTTGGCATCAATCTCGAATCCGCCAATAAGTACTATTCTCCTCAAGTTAGAACAGACTTGGCTAACGTCATCCTCAGAAGAAACAGAATCGATTCTCCCGTTGGTGACTATGTAACTGACAGCAGAGTCAACTCTCTGGCAGATGATCCCCATGCTGCAGTCTACATTGGTCCAAGAATTCAACTGGAAAATCCTGCGACTTCGGTCAAGGTTCTGATGGGAGTTAACAAACCCGAAACCGCTGATATTAGAGTTCTCTACAGATTGTTTAGAACAGATTCTGGAGAGACCGATCCAACCTTTGAATTGTTCCCTGGATTCTCCTTTGCAGATACAAAGGTTGCTGATGGAACATCTGATGTAAGAGTGTCTCCAAGTTTCAATAACGAGTTCCTTGAGCATATCTTCACTGCAGATAATCTTGATAAGTTCAATGCTGTTCAAATCAAGATCGTTCTTTCTGGAACAAATGAATCCGAACCTCCCACTGTTAAGGATCTAAGAGTTATCGCACTTGCTTAATTATGATTAACCCACACAGTATGCTGTTGGAATACCACTACGGTAAGCCATCCAGTCAACTAATTTCTGTGGAAGGAAATCCCTCTCTCAAGAGGGATCCTGAAACAAATGCAATTGTAAATACTAACAATCAAGGTTACGAGGAATATATTCGTAACCGAGAAAATAAAAAGTCTCAGCAAGAAGAGATTGAGAGTATCAAAGAGGACATTGCGGAACTAAAATCGTTGCTACTTCAAGTTCTGAATAAATAGTTCAGATCTTGGTATGACGAGTAGTAATGGCTGTTTACGTCGCCAACCTTACAATCAATAAGGGCGCTGACTTCAATGTCACATATACTATTGAGGACCCAACTACTAATTCTCCGTTAAGTTTAGTTGGGTATGCTGCTTCTGCACAGTTGAGGAAGACGTATTCTAGCACGGGTGTAACAACCTTTTCTGCTTCAGTCACGGACGCCGAGGGAGGTAAGATTACTATCGCCTTGTCGGACGCCCAGACCTCCGCGTTGAAAGACGGGAGACATGTTTATGATGTCGTTATTACATCGCCCGCAAACTATCAAACGAGAGTTGTTGAAGGCAACGCCATTGTTCGACCTGGAGTAACCAGATGACAAACTATTCTGTACGATTAGGTTCAACAAACGCGATTAAGGTAAGATCAACTTCCCTGATCGCAGGAGATACCAACTCCCTAGCTTCATTGTCCGACATTGATATCGTAACGAATGGTCTTTCTGATGGTATGGTGCTAGTTTATAATGCTAGTACAGGTAAATGGCAATCAACAGCAGAGATAACAAGCGGAGCTTCTCGTAACATGACTATTAACGGAGGAGTCTTCTAAGAAATGGCATCTATAATCAAAATTAGACGTACACTAGGAGTTAGTGTACCAGATCTAGCACCTGGCGGCGAAGGTACGGCCCAAGGTGAACTTATCTACGTTTACGACAGTAGTAATGTAGGTTCAGGTAAGACCTACAAGAAACTGTATATTGGTCACCCAGATGGAACTGCAGACAGTCCCATCCCCATCGGTGGTGAATATTATACAGACCTGCTTCCTGCATATACTGCACTGCATGGTACTCTGATTGCTAACAAAGCAATCGTTGTAGATTCAAATAAAAAAATTAACGAACTGAGAGCTGACAATGTTCAGATCGCAGTAAACGGAACTGGTGAAATTGATACCGATAGCGGTAACTTAACACTGGACTCCGCTGGTGGTATTGTTATCATCGACGACCAAACAACCATCAATGATGGATTGAGAGTCGAAGGTGATCAGACTTTCCTGAATACAAATCTCCAAGTTTCTGGCATCTCCACTTTGAGTGGCGAAGTCATGTTCGATACTGGAATGATTCCAGATACGGACAAGGGAGCATACATTGGAACTGCTACACGCTCATTTAGTGAAGCGTGGATTAATGATATTACAATCGGTGTTGCTAACACTACTGTAATTAGTACAAGAGCTGGAGAGCTCTTCTTAACTGCTTACGAAAACTTAGTTGTTGTTGACGACGACCTCACTGTTACTGGTCTGACCAGTTTCGCAAGTGGCGCAACCATGACTGGTGTTGCCACGATTACGGGACAGTTAGAAGTTGATGATATCGTCATCAATAGTAACGTCATTTCGACGAAATCTAATACTGGTATCTTATACCTCGATCCTTATCCTGGTGCTCTGAGTGCTGGTGGTATCGTTGTAATCAAGGGCGACTTACAGATTGATGGTTCTACCATCTCTGAGAATGCCACAACAGTTACAGTTAATGACCCAGTAATCAGACTTGGAGATACGTCCTCTGAGAGAACTGTTGAAAGTGAAGTTTCTATCGGTTCTACTTCGCTCATTCTGGACACCGTAGTTGGCGTTTCGACAAGCGATATTGTAAGTGGTACTGGTATTTCCACAAACTCAATCGTTTACTCGGTTAACACTGCAACAAGAGAAGTTCTTCTTGATCTTCCAACATACGATTCGGTAATTAGTGCTGGATCTACAATCACCTTCTCTCAAGCAAGAGCAGATACGGCTGATAGAGGTATTGAATACGAATATATCTCATCCGGCACTGGTCTTTCTGCAGTAACAAGTCAAGGTTATTTTGGTGCCGTAGACACAACTGTTCTGGAAAGCACTGGAACAATCACCACGACTTCTAAGTGGACATATATTCCCAAAGCAACAGTAACTGGCAACAGCTTTACTGGTGTTAGAGGTTTCCTTGACATCGCTGGTATCTACTATCAACCCGATGGTGAGAATCCTTATGATGGTCCTAATGGCGTTGCATACTTTGATGCCAATGGACTTGTTAAGTCTGGTGTTGCTACAGATAGCGGTATTTCCACGTCGAACTATATCTTGACCACAGGAACTGACGGAATTCCCATCTGGACTGATACGCTTGACGCAGGAACATTCTAAGAGAGGTGAAGAATGGCAAAGCCAACCACAAAACAAGAGTTAATTGATTATTCTCTTAGACAACTCGGTGCTCCTGTACTAGAGATTAACGTTGCTGATGAACAACTGGATGACATTGTTGATGATGCCATTCAGTTCTTCAACGAAAGACATTACAATGGAATTGAGAGAACCTATCTCAAGTATATTGTAAGTCAAGACGATATTGACAGAGGAAGAGCAGGTGGTCCTGGAGCGGCTGGTATTACAACTACCACTGCTTCAGCAACCATCGCCGGAATTTCCTCGACTTTTTCTTACTACGAAGGGGGTAACTTTTTACAAGTTCCCGACGCAGTTCAAAGCGTTGTAAGAGTCTTTAAATTTGATCAGAGTGTAATCAACTCTGGAATGTTCAGTATCAAATATCAAATGTTCCTGAACGACATTTACTATTTTAGTAGTGTAGAACTTTTACACTACACAATGACTAAATCATATCTTGCCGACATTGATCATATTTTGACACCTGATCGTCATCTTAGATTCAATGTTCGTCAGAGTAGACTCTATCTGGACATGGATTGGTCAGCAGCAACTGCAGGCACATATATTATTTTGGATTGTTATAGAGCTGTTGATCCCGAAGATTTTACCAAAATATATAATGATAGTTGGTTAAAGAGATACGTCACTTCTCTTATTAAGAGACAGTGGGGTCAGAACTTAATCAAGTTCCAAGGGGTGAAATTACCTGGAGGAATTGAACTGAATGGCCGTCAGTTATATGACGATGCAGTGACTGAAATCACCAGACTTATGGATGAGTTCCAGTCCACATACGAACTTCCACCTATGGATGATATTGGATAATGGCACTCAACCCATTTTTTCTTCAGGGCACGTCCAACGAGCAGTTTCTAATTCAGGATCTCATTAATGAGCACCTGAAGATTTATGGCGTTGATGTTTACTATCTCCCAAGGCAAGTAGTCAATACAGAAACTATTCTGAGGGAGATTACAGCATCAGAATTTTCTGATAATTATCTCATTGAAGCTTATGTGAATAACTTTGAGGGATACGGAAAGAACTCCGATGTTCTTACAAAGTTTGGTCTTAAATCAACGAATGAACTTTCTCTAACTCTTTCAAAAGAAAGGTTTGATAGTTTTATTGGAGAGTTCTTAGAGGCATTTGATGACTCTGAAATTATTTTAGATCAAAGACCCAGAGAAGGAGATTTAATCTTCTTCCCCTTGGGACAAAGACTTTTTGAGGTTAAGCATGTTGAGTTTGAGAATCCTTTCTATCAGTTAGGACAAAATTATATCTACGAACTCTCATGCGAACTCTTTGAATATGAGGATGAGGTCTTTGATACTTCTGTTGAAGAAATTCAACAGGCAATGGACGATGTTGGATACATCACTAGACTTGTTCTTTCTGGTATTGGAGAAACTGCAGGTGCATCAGCGGCTGCAAGTCCAAACATAACTGGACAAATTAGAAAGATTCTTGTTACCAATGATGGAACTGGTTATACAGAACCACCATCTATTATTGTTGAAGCACCCACAAGTGGATCCACCGCTGTTGCAGTTGGTATCATTACCCAAAAAGGTGGAAACTATTCACTTAAAGAAATTCTCCTCAAGAGCACTGGTAACGGTTATACATCTCCACCACAAATCACAATTACTGGAGGAGGAACTGGTGCCTCTGGAGCTGCTGCAACTGCTGTTCTAAGTGATACTTCTATTAGTGCTGTAACGCTTGGCGTAAGTTCTCTTGGTTCTGGATACTATGGAGATGCGCCTGCAGTAACAGTTGGTGGACCAAATACTGCTTACAGCGGATTTACGACTGCTGTTCTTGTAGCGATTAAGAATCCTTTAACGTCAGGTATCGGATCGATCTATATAAGAGATGCAGGTATTGGATATACCGTTGGATCTGCGGCTACAATTGTAATTGGCGATCCTTCCATTATTTCTGGTGTTGGTACATTTATTACCGACGAAGAAGTTACTGGTGCAACTTCTGGAACCACCGCAAGAGTTAGATCTTGGGATACTGACGACAACGTACTCAGAATTGTTGTTAATAGTGGGTCCTTCTATCCTGGTGAAATTATCACTGGGGCTGCGTCTAGTGCTAGATACGCTGTTGAGTCTTATAGCACAGACAATGTTGAGGAAAGTGGAACTGGTGCAGATGTTTTCCAAAATGATGACATCGAAACTATAGCAGACACAATCCTCGATTTCTCTGAGTCAAACCCATTTGGTGAATACTAATGTTAGGACAATATTACTACCATGAGGTAATAAGAAAAACAATTATTGCTTTTGGTACAATCTTCAATGACATCCACATCAAACATGATGATGGTGCAGGCGGAACTGATAGCAACCTTAAAGTTGCTATTGCATATGGTCCCGTTCAAAAGTTTTTGGCAAGAATTGAACAGCAACCAAAACTGAACAAGACTGTTGCATTAACTTTGCCAAGATTGTCATTTGAAATGACTGGCATTAGTTATGATGCCTCTAGAAAACAATCCATTACTCAGTCATTCAAAGCATCTGATGGATCTAATTTAAAAAAGATCTACATGCCAGTTCCATATAATCTTGACTTTGAACTGAATGTCTTAACCAAATTAAATGATGATGCTCTCCAAATCATTGAGCAAATTTTGCCATATTTCCAACCATCATTTAATGTAACTATCGATCTTCTTTCGTCAATTAATGAGAAGAAAGATATTCCCATTGTTTTAGAAAGTATTAGTTTTAGCGATGATTATGAAGGAAACTTTGAAACAAGAAGGGCTCTAATCTACACTCTTAGATTTACTGCTAAGACTTATCTGTTTGGTCCTATCTCTGATACTACAGATGGTCTCATCCGCAAGGTACAGGTCGATCAATATACTGGAACTACTGTCGCAGCTGCTAAGAGAGAGATGAGATATAGTGTTGAACCAGATCCCGTAGATGCTGGACCTGATGATGACTTTGGATTTAATGAGACAGTAAGTTTCTTCACAGACTCTAGGAAGTATCAACCAGGAACTCAAACTGACGGTTAATCATGAAAGATTTTGATTCGATTGATAAGGCTTTAGATATTGATTCTGCAATTGTTGAGTCGGAACCTGCTCCGATTATTCCAAAAGAAGAAAAGAAAGTAAAGTCTGAAATTCAAAAGGACTATGAGTATACTCGTGGTCAGTTATATTCTTTAATAGAAAAGGGACAAGAGACTTTAAACGGTATAATGGAGTTAGCTGATGAAACTCAGTCTCCAAGAGCCTATGAGGTTGCTGGTCAGTTGATTAAAAGTGTTGGTGATACCACAGACAAGTTGATGCAGTTGCAACAAAAACTGAATGATCTTGAAGAGGGTCCCAAGAACAAGAATCCGACAACAGTAAATAATACAATGTTTGTTGGATCAACTGCCGACTTGGCTAAGTTTCTCAAGCAAAGCAAAGAAAAACTTGACAGTGAATAAAAAATGGAACACTCTTGGTTGTATTCTCCAAATAGACTTTATCTAAGAGAAAAGGTATTAAAAATTCTTCTATCAAAGTATGGAAGCGAATTGCATAATGGTGTTCCTAAATATTCAAATCAATCCATTTATGAGTGTGCCCATGATTGGGTATCGCAGGGAAATGGAACTATTCATGGCATAAGTCAATTTTTTGAGGATAATTATGCAAAAAGTAATTAATGTCATCGCTCTGCTATCAGGCTTGACATCTGCCGCCCTTATTGGTGGTAGTGCTTATCTCCTTTTAAACAAAGATGCAATGATTGAATCTGCTAAGGAGCAGGCAATCAAGCAAGTTACTGCTTCAGTATCCGAAGCACTCCCTGGTATGATTCAAGGTGCTATGCCAGAAATGCCTAAGATGACAGGAGACGCTTTACCAAAGTCCACTGGAGGAGTCAAACTTCCCGGTCTTTGATATATAAGTCATAATGTATTTTTAATATTATGACTCCTGCTAGTAGAAGAAAAAATAGAGACACCGAAGGAAAGTTTTTTCTTTATGTTTTTTTCTATCACTTATATTCTGGCATAGTAAAGTTGTTTATTGATGATGATTGATGCCAGAAATTCCTAATATTGGTATTAATCAAATAGACATTAATATCAACCCAATATTTGACATCAGAACTCCAAGGGTTTTTGTTCCACAACATCCAGTCACAACTACATTGGCAAAACCAATTGTTAGTTATCCTGGATGTGTAGAACATGCTGAGGCTGTTGAAGATAATAAAAAATATATTCAATGTGATGGGGAACTTCCATCGTATAATGCGATGGAATATAACCCAGAGGAGATGACCTATGTCAAAAAACAAGAAGCAAGTCCAGTTAAGAACGATACGGAAACTCCACCAGCACCACCAGCACCCGAAGCTCCTATAACACCAGCAACTACTGCTAAGGTTAGTTGCCCGACAGAAGCACAGCAGGCAAAAGAACCCGTCGGCACATTTATCGAAGGTTTTAGACAGAAGGTAACTGGATACAAACTTGTAGGAAGCGAATGTATTCAACTTACTGAGAAAGTCCCTTTACCTACTCAGATTATTGCTGGTCTTCCAAGCCCAGGCACAGTCATGACTACTGGTGGTATCGCAGTTGTTGCTACATCATCAGCACTATTAGCAAAACCGCTGGCAGATATCCTACTTAAGGTTATCAAACCAACGGTTAAGAAAGTTATGAAAAAAATTGCTACTATTAGGGGGAAGTCTGTCCCTGTCCTCTCTGTAACGGAGCGCCGAGATCTCCAGCGCGAGAGGACACAGGCGATACGGGCCTTGAAGTCTGTCTTGAAGCCGAAGGGATAGAATGAGTGTGAGGACCAACAACTCCTGGAGGATTAACTAGCACCACATCTGCACAGACTTTGTAATAAGGACTCTGTGGGTGAAACATAATTCCAGCCTTCATAAGTTCGCCACAGTTTTTGAGTCTGGCGATCTCAAAATCTAATCGTTTATTTGCAAGAATTTGATCTCTATAGGCATTGTGTTTTTCTGCCGCTTGCATACACAACTCTCTCTGTTTTTTATCGAGAGGCCATGATATTGTGGCGGATAGTCCTATAGATGTATTATAGTTATCTTTTTGCCCTGTCCTTGTTGGAACTTCATACAAGATTCCACCAGGGTTATCAAGAGATCCATCTTCATTAAGATCTCTCATATCATATACGGGATCATTATAAGTTGGTTCCCATGGGAACTGCCAACTTTTAGTCCTCGTCGCATACGGTGTTATGTTTGCAGTTGCACCTTGGCAACTGATCCCGTCCCCGTATGTGTTTGTGATGTACGGTCCCTGAAGAACCTGAATGGCCTGGTTTGTGACTGAGCCTGTACTGTTCGCGATCGGTGATGCTGTCGCAGACACTCCCCCCACAGTTTCCGCAAGAGCAGATGCAGGGGTCACGAAGACACCTAGAGCAAGGCTCAAAATTATTCGGTGAAGACACTTGTTGTATCGGTTACTGAACGAATTTCCGTCGTTCTCTGAATAATAGTTTGATTCGTCATCCCAGGCCCTTGATACGTTTCCGTGAACTGAAAGGCTGCCCCAGGAGTTGCAATTGTGTAGTTCCCTCTTGTGCTGAGATCCAGAGAACTTGTTGAAGAAGTAACTGATCCACTTACTCCTCCGAGTGGACTGACAGTTACTGAATTTGTGTTTGCTGATGGGCTCAACGTTGATCCGCTGTAGTTTACATTGGTGCCCGTAACTGTGTATTGCCATCCTGTAGAATAATCTATTGAGTTAATCGTTTCAGTTACCGTAGAGGTAGTCTCAGTGTGACTCGTCATAGAGCCTTGGGTAAAGTTTGGTACAACTGGAACAGAGTATGCTGGTTGCACCAAACCATGAATTACACCAAGAATCAATCCGAGACCGATTGCTTCTTGAAATCTAGTCATGATTATTTAATAGTAATCTCCGTTACAAATTGTCCGGTTGCGGAAGAACCAGCTCCACCCGCTGTTAGGGTCATTGCTCCTGCCGACGTAATCGTACCAGCAAGAGAACCAGCAGTGCCAGCAGTAGTAGAAGTTTGATTAGAAAAAGCACTTACGGCACCTACAGTTGGAGCAGTTGTAATTACAGCATCACCAGCAGTGAATGAGTTTGAGAAGGTGAATGAAGCACCATCTGTTGTCTGATATGCTGTTGGAAGAGAACCACCAGCAACACCACTGGAAAGAGTTCCAAGACCACCTACAGCAAGATCGGCAGATGCTTTTGATCCACCACCAACATCAAGAGTTACTCCATTACCAGAAACTGCATATGAGTTTCCAACTCTTTGGACATTGGTTGCCGCAGCGTCCACAGTCAGTTGAACTGAAGATGAGAGTTTATGAGTAATATCAGCGTGTGCGGGCGCTGCCATCAATAACATACCGAGAGCAATTATTGCCTTCTTCATCGACACATCCTTTTGTGGTATCTTATATAGGCATAAATAAATCTATGCAGACTCTATAGTACAGAGATGGAAGAAAAGCGATATTGCACTCTTTGCAAGAAAGAAGAAACCAAAGGAGAGTGTTCCTATGGTCCCGAAGCCTGGGAAATGGCAACTCGCACTTCTAAAAAAGTATGGGATGAAGCAATGAATCCCGCTGAGTTAATGCTACAAAAGCAACAACTTCGTCTCAATACTATGAAGTTAATGCAACAGCGTAAAGCGTTGCAGCAAAAGAAAAGCATTAGTTCCCCAATGAATCCTGGTTCTTTGGAAGATGCCACGCAAAAAGAGTCTGTAGAAAGAATTAATAAACTCGGAAAGTATTATACAGTAAGTTTGATTTTCCGTGGTCTTGGTAAAGTTGTTCAGTTCTTTGTTGCTGATCTGAAGAGACCTACCAGAGATGAAATTCAAAAACAAATCGAAAAGATTTATCCCGGAGCAAGATTAGTTCATTACTATGAATCGGTTAAACAACCACAAGAACCAATAATTTACGTTGAAGAAACTGATCTTGAAGAAGCAATTGGATCAACAGTTGCTGGTGCAATTATGTCAACTAATCCACCAGAACTTAGCAGAAGAGCTAGAATTGCTAGAGCCTTAAAAGCAGCAGAAGTTACCAAAAACGCAACTAAAAAGAAGAAAGAAAGAGAAGAAAGTAAAAAAACATTCAGAGAGTTTGTTGAAGAAAAACACACTGCAACCAAATCTGACCTAGAAGCAAAAATTGGTGGTGGCAATTTAAAGAAACTCGCTAAAAAGGCTGCTAAGAGAATTGACTATGATGTTGATGGTGATGTAGATCCCAACGACAAGATTGAAAAGAAAAAGGGTGAATATGGTGAGCAAATTCCAACTCCATTTGGTAAATTTAAAACCAAAATTGGAGAAGATTGGCAATCAGTAAACCGCAAGGATAAGACTGACGGCCTGAGTCAGAAAGCAGTCAATGCATATCGTCGCGAAAACCCAGGATCTAAGTTACAAACTGCTGTAACAGAGAAGAAACCAAAAGGTAAGAGAGCAAAAAGACGTAAGTCATTTTGTTCCAGAATGAAAGGAATGAAGAAGAGACTGACTTCTGCAAAAACTGCGAGAGATCCAGATTCGAGAATCAATAAGGCCCTTCGTCGTTGGAACTGTAATTGATATGGCAAAATCTTTCAAACAATTTTTATCTGAGAGCGTCACTATCCAAGGTGACTTCAACGGCAACATGTATATCGGAGGTTCTCAACAAGAACCCCAAGAAGTTGGCGAAAGTTATATTGCCGACGTTGTGTGGAATGGTCAGTTGTATAGAATGGAACTTACTTCCGAAAGTATTCCATCAAATAAAGAGTTAACCGAACAACTCCAAGGAGAATATCCTGGTTCTATTGTTCATAACATTTATCCAATCCAAGAAAAAACTGTAAACATTAAAAATACAAAAAGATATCACCCAACAAAATTAGATTGGATCTGACATTATGGCTCAGTGGAATAAGACTACGCAAGATTATTTAAATCAAGAAAGAACACTGCATGAAGTCTACATGCGGTGTGATGAATATGGACAAATCATTACTCCAAGTGCTTGTGGAGAATCTGCATTTGGAGAAACTGTTGCAGTTCCTCTCACGCCAAAGGTTCAAGGTGATGCTGTATATGGTCTAGATCCTAGAGAGTTTGAGACCTTTACTTTCAGTGCCAGTGGTATTGCTACCAATGGTGATTCCAGATTTAAGGTAAGTGCTGGTTCAGACGCAAACTCTTATGGGGTCATTAGAAGTACAAACTTCGTCAGATACCGTCCTGGCCAGGGTCTGGTATGTAGATTCACTGCAGCATTCTCAGAAAACCCAGTAGGATTTACTCAGAGAGCAGGTTTGTTCAATCAGGAACAGGCACTTCAGATTGGATATGCTCATACTAACGGAGAGTTTGGTATCCTCCGTGCCAATGGTGGTAAAGCACATATCCAAGAGTTTTCTTTTACTGCACTTGACGATGGAACTGTAACAGTTACTCTTAATGGAACTGCTTTCACTCCCATAGTTTTGACTGGTGGAAGTATTCCTGCAAACCTTGCACAACTCGCAGCAGGTTTAAGATCACAAGCACTCTTCAGAGCATTATATATTGAAGAGTATGACCAAGCAAAGATTTCATTCTTAGCAACATCACTCGGAGCTCAAGCTGGTTCATTCACAATGACCAGTACTGCGACCATAACTTATACTACAACAACCAAACAGACTGGTGTAGCACAGACAGAATACTGGACACCACAGGAAGAGTTCAATCTGGATAAACTGGATGGCACTGGATATTCTGGAGTTACACTAGACCCATCCAAACTGAATGTGTATCAAATCAACTTCCGTTGGTTGGGTGCTGGTGAGATGCGATATGCAATTGAGAATCCTCTCAATGGTGACATGATGTTCTTCCATCATGAACATTATTCAAACAAATATGAACATCCACACCTAGACAATCCATCATTGAAGGTTGGATATGTTGCTGCAAATCTGGGTGGTGGTGTTGGTGTAGTTACAATTAGAGGTGCATCCTTTATGGGTGCGGTTGAGGGACTCGTTGAACAAACCAGACTTCCTTATTCTGTGACTGCGACGAGAAATATTGGAATGAATAGCCCTGGTTCTCTATATCATCTTCTTACTCTTAAGAATAAACTCATCTATCAGGGCAAGATTAACACCAGAGACCTTCTTCCTAAGAGACTGACTGCTTCTGTGAATACTGTTGGTGACCCAGCAATTATTCGTCTGTTCTGGAATCCAACCTTTACAA